TTTATTATATTAAATGCAAGAGTAATTCTTTCTTTATTAACAGTCTGTGGTTCTACATGATGCCAAGTAGATGCAGGAAACATTACCATTGTACCATCCTCTCCTTCATAACCACAATCATAATCATTAAAAATAGTAGGATGATTATGGTTCTTATAATAGATTACACCTGATAGTAATCCAGCATGATTATGTATTGGATTATCATCTCCTTTATATGCAAAGTTAGTCCATATATCATAGGAATCAAAATGACCATCCCATTTTCTCAAAGCAAAATCACGATGCATTGATCCCATACCCCAGTACTTTGCAGTCAATCGTAGCACCCATGCTAACCAAAAAGATTGTTCAATAAGATGAGGAGAGATAGAACACTGATATGAATTATGCTTCTTTCCATCCATAGCCATATATCCCACATTCTCATGTGCTTTCAATGCTGCTAATGGACTATTCTTAAACTTCTTACCTTCCTTTACCCATACATCAAGTTCCCTCATAATCTGTGGGGGAATCTTAATCACCATTACAGGACAATCCTGCTTTAACTTTTTCATAACCAAAGGATCATTCATTCATCTACCCTCTTTAGATTTATTTCTAATAACAATATGATTACCTTCAATTGAAATCTCAAGATAATCTCTATGACTCCAATCCAATTCCTCATACAAAGCATTAAGTTTAGCCATATCTGCCCATAGATCAGTAGGTGTTGGTTCACCCCAAAACGGATTATCGTCTGGATCTATCATAGTGGTAATTTAGCACGAGAACTTCTCTTTAAGAAATTAAGTTCCTGTGCTTCATACTTGATTTTCTCTTTAAGAGGTTTGGATATCAATTTAGATACTGACTCAACATCTATGCTGTTCTTTTCACAAAAATAAACAACAGCATCTATGTAAGACATATTGCTATTGTTTGTAACAACATTCTCAATCTCTTGAGTAAATCTAGATGGACAATAAAACTTCTTCTCCAATACTTTTTCTAGTTCATTCTCCATTTTCTGACCTAAGATTGTGAGATACAAATTTTTTAATATAACGAACTAATAACTTAATATAATCCTCTTTATTCCTTTTGTCAAATACTTTAATCTCACCCTCTGGTGTTACCATAAGAGTAATAAGTTTTTTGACAGGAATACCTGTTAGTTCATAGTATGCCGAAGCATAAAACATTTCTTGTACAAAATAATTCTCTACCCATTTTTCGGGTTTAATTTTTGTGGATGTTTTAAAGTCTATTACTGCTAACTCGCCGTCATATTCCGCAATACAATCAACTCTACCAGCAAGACCAAGGTATTCTGAATATAAAGTTCTTTCTATAGCGTGTATATTATTTATCTTGTCAAGTTCTGGTTTCAAATGATGAAACATAAACTTGGTCAATGGTTGGAATTCATCCCAATCCATCTCAAGATTCATTAAGTATGCCTGTGCAGCTTCATGGAAATCTGTACCACGCGAGGTTGCTTTTTTCGTGATCCGATTAGCTTCCTCAATACCAACCCGCTTCCTCCATGCGACAAAAACTTCTCTGTTATAAAAACCAGTAACTGAAGTGATCGAAGGAACCCAATTGCCATTTGGGAGTTGATAAAGTCTACACCCGGGAGTTTCTTTTTTGTCAAGTTCAAGTTCACCTAAAAAATTACAATGAGTAAAGGTCATAAATTAAGTTCCGTTTTTGCAATAAGGTATTCTCTACAAATACCAGAGCGAACGATATCACCAATTTGAAATTCAATAGTATCAACCGATGGCATGATCCTTAAAATTTTCATAAAATCAACGATTCCATTCTTCTCATTAGACCTGGTAAGATCAGTCTGAGTAGCATCCCCGCAGAACATAATCTTAGAATTGGATCCAACTCTTGTCATTATACTATCAAGTTCATGAAAATTCAAGTTTTGGAATTCATCAACAATAATAACTGCCTTATCCAAGGTAGTTCCACGAATAAATGATGTACTCCAGAAGTCTATAGTCTCCTGTGCTTTGAGATTACCATAGAGCATCTGAAATTCAGAATCACTAGGCATCTCAAACATATACTTTACCATACTTACATATGGAAGTTGATAAAGTGAGGACTTATCTTCATGATCACCAGGAAGAAAGCCAATTTCCCTGGTAGCAACAAGAGACCTAACAATATATATTTTTTCGTAAGGTGTGTTTGGATCCAGGACATCTCTTAATGCGTTGTAGAGTGTAATGAAAGTTTTACCAGTACCTGCTGCACCATATGCAACAATATTCTTATCTTTACCATAAGATTCAAACAAGAGTTTCTGATTATCAGTGAGAGGATCAATCTCTCTCATCATATCAGTGTTGATTGGTTTCTTTCTTTTCATCTGCTTTGCCGTCATCCCGGCACCTACTGGTTGATCTGTTTTCTTTCTACGTGGCATAAGTTATCAGATTTTTTTTACTTTAGAACCGGGCATTTTAGCAGCTCTTCCTAGAACTTCATTCCATCCTGGATTTTTAGCAACAAGTTTGTTCTGCCATTCTCCTACCTCACCTATTCCAGGCATTGTAGAAGGGTCAGACCAATCTCTATCCCATCCAGGATTATCGTCTTTCCACTGGTCCCATTGAGTAACACTCATCGAAACTTCTTTTTGCTCACCACTTTCTTTGTGAATAACAGGATACGTAGCCATACAATTCGTAATAATCTATAAGTTTATTTATGTTATGGAATCAGAATAGAAGGTTGATCCTCACATTCTGGGCACTCATCATCACGTTTCCATTCAAGTGCTTCAGATACAGTAGGGAACTGACATATAAACAAACACCTTATTGCTTCTGCAATCTCCTTATGCTCCTTCTGTGTTCCATGTGCAGATCGTAAATCAATATAATGCACCCATGACCTCACTGAACCAGTCATATAAAGTCGTGTAGGAGTAGCAAGAGGTAATACAAACCGTGCAGACTCTTTTGCTACGCCATTGGCTAACATATCCTTATACAACCACATCGCATTATCAAAATGCTTTCTAATTCCTATCTCATAATCATGCACAAGTTTACGATCCAAATCATCAGTAGAATTCTGACGATTCTTTGTATCTTGTCTACGCAATTCAGGAATAGGAATATCCTCTTCTAACAAACTACTATCAGCATACCTTTGGGAGAACTCCTGATAGGTGAAGGAGCGATGCCGTAGGATCTGTGCAGCAAGTCCTCTGGTAGTATTGATCTCTACCGTCATATGTGCCTGCTCAAAGACGCTCCAGTGTCCATGCTGAATGCAATACTTCAACAGTCCTGCAAACTTTTCATTGTCTTGGTTCTTAGGGTTACTCACGCGAGCAACATAAGCCATATGCTTCTCCGCATCAGGAGTAACACTTACTAATCTAACATTCTGTGTCATATTTTAACCCAATGATATTTGTATTGATCAAATATATCAATATTATAAAATTCTTCGCTATGTATGTCAAATGCTATTGTGATTCTTTCACTATTATTTCCATACCTATCAGTCCAATGAAATGTATGTGCAGGAAAGAGAGTCATCTGGGCATTTTTATTTAAAATAGGACTACCTTCATAATAAGTAGAGGTAGAACCATCAACTTGAACAGAAAGATGACCACAAAGATGTTTAACAGGAGGAGTTCCATCCCATGATTCATGTTTATGAGCTTTTATTTGATCACCTTTTCTCATTACATTAGCCCAACATTGTGCATATAATGGTTTGCCTTTGATATTATTATACTTCTCATATCCATTACGCATCCACTTCTTTAATGGTCCTGTTCCCCACCAATTCAAAAGATTATACTGACACGATCTAGATGTTAAAGAATTTAAACCTAAACCAGTCTGACCATCAAAATCATCTTTAAGATTAATACCTTTAGCAGGATACTTCTTTATTATCCTTGGTTCATTCTTAAGAATCTTTTTGGCAAGTTTCTCTACATTAATATCAGTAGGAACACAAATAACTTTTGTCATTTAATCTGGGTATCCATCATCATCATCAAAGATTTCATCATAATCACCAATCTCTGGAAGCATATTCTTATAATTTTCATACTTATATGCATCAACATCCGAATAGACTTCAGACTCCAAAGACTCCACAAGAAGTTTAAGATTTTTAACAATAAGTTTTAATTTATCTCTATCCATTATATTTTAAAATACTTGGATGGTTTATATTATAATACAAAAAAACCAGGATGTAAACACCCTGGTTTTAGATCAAGTAAGATCTAGATCACTTTGCACACACAACCTTAGATTCTGTGTGCTTAATGCCTCTGTAAACGAGTTCAGAGACTTGCTTCTGACAGCTCTTGCTGTCGTTGGTGTCATACTTAACACCACGGTAAGTAACTTGTGCCATGATTTTTACTCCTAAAGTAGTTGGGTTTTTTAAGTCCGTTCCTTTAGTCGTTTGCGTCCTATGATTTAAAACATGCAGGATCAGTTCCGTCTTTCATAGTTTCCACTATTTCCTGCTTCAACTGTTCACTGACATCGGGGAATTTCATATCCTTCATCAGCCAATTATAGTCCTCACATGACATGAGTCCTGTAGATGTAGAAGCAATTAGAACTGGTAGTAGCAAGTTGAACATAGGATGAACGCTCCGTTCCGCGACTTACTTGCGCCTCTAATGAGGTGAACGATATGTGAATATTAACACATAGTATCTTATTTAGTCAAGTAAGAGTGTAACATGTGATACAAAAATTTATACAGAAGCAACTAAATCATCTTTAAAACCTAGACCATACGTTACTTCAATCAATGCTAGGACTTGATCCTCTGTCTTTCCACTCAATTCAGTATCAACTAGAGGTTCTAAAAAATTCTCCCATACCATATGAGCATTATCATTTTTTATTTTATCAGCAAATTTATTTTTTAAATTTATTAGTTGTGCAGAAGTGAGAGCCATCTTATTTTTTTTATTGTATAGTTATTTACACTGTTTTAATTCTTATAAATCTTCTTTCCTTTCACTATCCTTCCTTTACCATTTTCATCCCAAAATCTAACGCCATTCCTCCTTGTGTCCTGTCGTAGAAATGCAGAGCGTTCTTTAAATGCTTCCACCTTTGCCTGTT